CTTGCCTATGTCCGAGTCACTGTTCCAAGTGATGAAGGTGGAGACAGAAACTCCGTTCTACCAGTTGTCGCAACTACCTACGTTCCGTATGCAGTGCGAGTTATTCGAGTTCTCAGACGAAGACTTCGACACCGGTATTCCAGACATTGATAATGTAGAGGTCGAGGGTGCATTCCAGTACGAACTACAGATGCCACCTTTTGTTGATGGTGATGAAACTTATTATCTTGTAGGAGAGGATGTACAACAGTTATTCGACGACTACATACTGAATGGTGAAGTCACTTCTTGGAACCCCGACACTCGTATGTTAAAGATAGCACACACAGGCGCAACCGATGGTATGTATCACGAGTGGGCGACAGATCGTCCAGTCGTTGGACCGAATGCGTCTATGACTCCAGTCTCACAAGACGAAGGTGTCAATGAGATACAGGTCGATGCGCAGAATAAAATATTCAATGATTGGGAAGAAGATTTCCTTGACTTCAGTGAGTCGAATCCGTTTGGAGATATAATCTAATGATGGGCGGACACTTCTATCACAAACGTGTGCGCACATGTGTTGCGTTATTCGGATCTATGTTCGATGATATGCATATACTGCGAACCGCGGCGGACGGTAAGGTATTGTCTCAGGTCAAACTACCTCTGACGTATGCACCTCGCAGGAACTTCATCTCGCGACTAGAGGAGATGGGTAGAGGGGAACAGTCCGAACGCAAGGTCGCACTGAAGTTGCCGCGCATGTCTTTTGAAATCGTGTCGATTGCATATGACGCACCAAGACAGTTACCAAAAATCAATCAGGTAAGTGTGGCCTCAAGTCAAAGTGACGGAACTCGCAAGGATATATTTTGCGGTGTCCCATATAAGATTGGTTTTGAATTGAACGTCTACGCGAAGTCTCAGGACGACGCACTTCAAGTGGTCGAACAGATATTACCATACTTTGCCCCTCAGTATTCTCTATCAGTCAAACCGTTTTCCGATTATCCAGAAATCAAAGAAGACATCCCGATCACTCTGACGGGGGTCAACTTTTCTGACGACTTCGAAGGACCGATCGAGCAGAGACGAACTATCATATACACTCTATCCTTTGATATGAATGCGAACTTCTATGGTCCTGTGAAGACAGGCGTAGAGATCCGTGAAGTAAATACAGAACTTAATGCCATCGTTTCAGATGCGGGAGATACAGATTTCCTAAGTAATGTACGTGTGACACCAGATCCGATTGACGTAAATTCAAGCGGAGACTTTGGTTTTAATATAGAGATAACCGATGACAGACAGTCATAACCCCCCAACAATTATCACGGGCGATCAAAAGAAAAACTTTGTCCACGAACAGGACTATGAGTACTCCCGTGATACCTACTATGATCTAATCGAGAAAGGTCGAGAATCGCTTGACCTAATGATTCAGGTCGCGCGTGAATCAGAACATCCCCGAGCATTCGAGGTGTTGTCTAATATGATCAAGGACATCGCTAACGTCAATGACAAGCTGATGGAACTTAACAAGAAACAAAAAGATTTGTTGCAAGACGACAAACCTAAAGAGACAACCACCACAAACAATAATCTATTTGTCGGGTCGACCACTGAACTCCAGCGTTTCCTATTGGGGGACAAGGATGAGAAGGTCATAGACCAAGACGATGAGTAGTTATAGTAAGAACTCCTATCTAGGTAATCCACAGATCAAACGAGACGGTGTCGCAGAAGAATGGGACGCCACGAAACTCCGTGAGTATAAGAAATGCATGGGAGATCCTTCGTATTTCTGCAAACAGTATGTCAAGGTTATCCATCTAGACAAGGGCCTCGTTCCATTCGAACTCTACCCGTATCAAGAAGACATGTTTGATCACTTTGAGGATAACAGGTTTTCTATCGTCCTAGCGTGTCGACAGTCAGGTAAGTCTATCAGTTCGGTCGGATACATTCTATGGTATGCCCTGTTCCATCCAGAAAAGACCATTGCTATCCTCGCGAACAAGGGTGCGACCGCACGTGAGATGTTGGCACGTGTGACCTTGATGATGGAAAATCTTCCGTTCTTCTTACAGCCAGGGTGTAAGGCACTCAACAAAGGATCTATCGAACTATCCAATAACTCTCGTATAATCGCAAGTGCGACATCCGGATCATCGATTCGTGGTATGTCGGTAAACCTTCTGTTCCTAGATGAGTTTGCGTTCGTTGAGAACGCGGCAGAATTCTATACGTCAACCTATCCCGTAGTATCTTCCGGTGTGGACACTAAGGTGATCATTACATCAACCGCGAATGGTATCGGTAATACTTATCATAAGATCTGGGAAGGTGCCGTGCAAGGTGTAAACGAATACAAACCCTATCGTGTAGATTGGTGGGATGTGCCTGGGCGAGATGATAGGTGGAAAGAGGAAACCATCGCGAATACATCCCAACTCCAGTTTGATCAGGAATTTGGGAATACCTTCTTCGGGACGGGTGACACATTGATCGAGGGTAATACCCTGCTAGATCTACGTGCGCGACAACCAATAAATCTATTGGAAGGTGGGGATCTCAAGGTATATGAGAAACCCATCAAAGATCATGAGTATATCATGACCGTGGATGTAAGTAAGGGTAGAGGACAGGACTATTCGACATTTACGGTAATCGATGTATCACAAAGGCCATTTAAACAAGTGGCTGTATATCGAAACAACAATATTTCTCCCTTGCTCTACCCGAGCATTATTTATAAGTATGCGAATCTTTATAACGAAGCGTTATGTATTGTTGAAAATAATGATGCCGGAATATTGGTTGCGGTTGGTCTCTACCAAGATCTAGAGTATGAAAATATGTTCTTGGAATCCGCTATCAAGTCAGACGCTATCGGTGTAACGATGACTCGTAAAGTAAAACGCATCGGGTGTTCGTCTATTAAGGATATCTTAGAGAACAATAAATTACAAGTAGTTGATGAAGAAACTATTCTAGAGATCTCCACATTTGTCTCCAAGGGGGTATCCTATGAGGCGAGTGATGGTAACCACGACGACTTGATGATGAACCTAGTGATGTTCGGTTACTTCGTCTCCACCCAATCATTCGGTGACAACTTCGACATGAACATCAAGAACCTTTTGTTTGAAGAAAGAATGGCGCAGATCGAGGAAGACCTACCACCATTCGGTATCATCGATGATGGAAGGGATTTTTTAGAGAAACCCTCGGCAGATGGCAGTGAATATTCAGCAGAATGGACGAACTTTCAAACCCCGTTCGACGCAAATTACGGTGAAAACTAGTAAGTTATAAATAGTGCTATTGACGATATTACTACGTATTATGTTTAACTTATTATACCTTAACTAGAAGGATACAATCATGGCTCTTAGATCAAATGAGTCACCAGGCGTAACCATTAAAGAAATAGACCTATCTGGAACTGTTCCAGCGGTCGGTTCTACTACAGGTGCGTTCATCGGTGACTTCGCGTGGGGTCCAGTAGGAAAACCAGTATTCGTGGCGAACGAGTCTGAATTGGTTTCTACTTTTGGGTCTCCAAAAGACGGAGGGAGTTCAGCTGACTTCCTAGCGGTCTCTCAATTTCTAAAATACTCCGGTAGTGCTTTTGTTACACGCGCGAGCGCGGGAACAACTGCAAAGGCACCATCACAAGACCTACTAACAGCTAACCAAGCCGTAGTAGACGCACAGGCTGCGTTAGATGCGGAACAGGCAAAAACCGAACCAGACGACGACACCGTTGACACACTAACCACAGCACTAAATGAAGCTCTAGCTTTACAGTTGGAGAAAGACGGAGAAGTCGAACCAGTAATGGCAAAACACCCAGGCTCTCTGGGAGACAACTTAAAAGTTGTTGTTACTACCGTTAGTGAAAACGTACTAAATGTAGATGGGACATCGACAAGCGTAAGCACCAAAACAGTTGATGTTGAATATGATGGCGAGGTTGTTGAATCATATGCAAACCTAACAGAAACTGTTGGTGACGAACGTTACATCTCAGAATATGTTAACCGTCGTTCTAACTGGATCGAACTATCTCAGTCGCCTCAAGCCGGAACTTTCGACCTTGACGGTGGTACAGACGCACCTTCGGTAACACTTCAGCAAGACTACGTAGAAGCATACGGTGATGTTGATCAGATCCAGATCGACTTCATGGTTGCACACAACTCTGGTTTAGAAGTATCTGCTCTAGCGGGTATCGCTCAGAACCTACGTAAAGACTGCATTGTTGTTGCATCACCACCAAGTGCGCCAGCATCACTAAACGATGTTGTTGATAGTTGGGCAGATAACCTACCATCAACATCTTACTTAGTGTTGGATGGTAACTGGGTTCAGGTCTACAACAAGTATCTAGATCAATACGAATTCATTCCAGCATGTTCATCAACTGCGGGTATCATGGCATCAACAGATATTTCTTCTGCTCCTTGGTTCTCCCCTGCTGGAACACGTCGTGGTCAATACTTCGGTGTATCTGCACTTGCGTTCAACCCAACAAAGGGTGAACGTGATCAGATGTATGCAGCACGTGTCAACCCAATCGTTTCTATGCCTGGCCAAGGCACTGTACTGTTCGGGGACAAGACTGCACTAGCACGTCCATCTGCATTCGATCGCATCAACGTCCGTCGACTATTCCTAGTCATCGAACGTGC